CAGGCTTGAAATAAAGCTTACCATCGGAATCTGCCAAACAGGGCATTGGCTGAGCAAACACGTCGTTAATGGAAGCACTTCCAGAAGCGTATACAAATCGTTCTTCAATACCACTATCGGAGGCATCGCTAGTCTGCATCAATCTGGGTGTCCAGGTTGCTGCCGAGCCCGATGCTTGTCCAAAGGTAAAGGATGCGAGCAACCAGACTTGGTTGGAAGACTGCGAAGCGGTGGGAAGTTGTACTGTTGCGTTTTCGCTAGTTCCAGCACTAGCTACAGCCGTGTGCCCATTAAATACCGTGGCAGGGCCTGTAACGTCCTTAACGTCTACCTTGAGTTCAGTTCCGTCAACACACCCGAAGAGAGCGCTGGTGTCTGCGTCAATGGTATCCAACACAGCGTCAATGGTATCCAACACACCGTTATCGGTAGGAGACAGGGCGACCTCTACCCTGCCGTTGGCGTCGAGCTGTATGGGAGCTACGTCACCGTCCGTGACGCTCTGGGGGGACGACTGATAAAGACCCCCCACCAGCATGTGCTTGCTGGTGCTGTCCGTCCAATCAGCGTCGTCTACATAAATAGCGTCGTCGATTAGCTCTACAGCGGTCTGGATCGCTGCTGTATCCGCAATAATAGCGTCCTGCTTAGTCTCTGTAGCTCCCCCCGTGATCGTGGCTACCGTTGTACACAGTAAATAGCCGCTGGAGTCGACCTGTAAAGGGACGTTATCTGCGCTGGGATTGGACCCTGATACCAAGACAGACTTAGCCGGGATATCAGGCGTCCCCGTAGAGTCTGCCGTAGCAGGCATACTGTCTATATGGTGGTGAGTAACATGGTCACTCCCGTTAAGAGTGGTCCTGACTGCTGTATCCGTCCCAGCTCCGTCTTTGATTGGAAGGCTCATAGAAGAGTTACCTCGTGGGATAACAGCGAATTGCTGAAGTCAAGGCGACCCAGCAGAAGCACCGTATCGTCCTGAATGCCTAGGTTAGTAGTCCCGTTTATTTCAACGCCCTCGACAACTATATAGCCATAGCTGAAGGGCATGGAGAAGCCGCTAATACAGGTAATGGCGTTGTCTGTCTTAGGCGCGTCTGTGTGTATAAGGCCCCGACGACGCTTCCATGAACCGCGTCGTGTCCGATCACCTCCTAAGTCCTCTTGGAAAAATTGAGGAGGAAGCTTCGCCGGGGCAATGTCTTTGGCGATCCCTTGGAAGTCGGTTATAGCCTCGTCTGGACTCTTCATGTAATGTCCGTCAGGGGTCCATCTCCATATCCGTAATCATACGTGAATCGCCGACCCCCTGCCGCAGGAAGGTTGAGGTCCATGGGACCACTGGGCGTGTCCTTCTTACTGTCCAGGGCCTTGTAGTTCTCGAGCCTCTCCTCGAACTCGCTCTTCGCCAGGGGGTAAGGTATCGGGGAGTCTTCGCCGAGGGTGATAGCGGCCTCGACCTGGATCGCCTTCTGAATGAGGTCCTCCCACTCCTGGGGCCAGTCGAGCTCGGTGGTGGTCACCGTCGCTGTGGTGTAACGGGCCGGGGCCTTCCTGTAGCTCACCGTCAAACTATAGTAATCGGTCGTGGGCGCAGGCCAGATCTCGATCTTGTTGTCCCTGAGCGTATAGATCCTGGGGAAGCCCACCTCTTTAGGTTGTTCTATCTTGTAGAGGTCGAACTTGTGAGGCACTACACCCACAAGCTCGTCCCTCGTTTGCATGAGCCTGATCGAGTAGATCTCCTTGGCGTTCTCGGGGAGGTCGTAGATCGTCTTACGCCAGGTGATCACCCCTCCCGTTAGAGTAGCCTGAATCCAAATATCCCCGTCCTTCAGAGTCCCAGCGGAGACCGAAGCCTTGGTCTGGATCTTGAAGGTCTGGTCGGCTTCGTCCGCTGAGTGAAGATCCCATTGATCGTCTACGTATCTGTCCCAGAGAGTTCCTCCGGAGAAGGTGACGGAGGCTGAGCCCTGGGTAGCGCCGAAGCCGGTCCCCCCCTCTTCAGGCAGGAGCGTGATCTTCGCCACCCCGAGGGTATGGTTCCAGCTCTGCTCAGCGTAGAGCCTGGCTAGAGCCGCGTTGATCCAGTAAATGAACTCACGGGTAGCGGTAGCTCCCGAGCTATCGGGGCTGGCTATCTCCCCCGCGAAGGTCAGGAGATCGCTCAACACAACGTTAGCCATATCTCCTCCAGGAAAAAGGGACCCCTGGCGCGGGGTATAGGGGAATAGCGCCAGAGGCCCCTAAGAGTGGATCAAGCCCCGCCGTAGCCCATGAGTTTCCCCTGGATATACGCGGTGAAGACATTGGTGGAGACAACCGTATGGACCATGCACGGGAAGACGTTGCCCCCCGAAGTCCATGTTCCCGAAGTCCCGTCCACCTCAACCTTGCCAGCGCCGGTACCGGCAATCTTGACGCCGTCGCCAGCAGCGAGCCCGTGAGAAGTCTTGCCGTTCAAGGTGACCTCGCCCGCAACTTGGAGGAAAAAATAATCCCCCAGGGCAATGTCCACTTGGTCAGCAACAGTCACCCCACAAGCAACGTCAGCAGATTGAGCCCCAACAGCGACAGTGTCGCTCCCAGCAGCGTTCCGCTTATAGACCAGATTGGTAGCGCTGGTCTGAGCGGCAGCGGCCTTGCAGAGACGGTAAACCGCCCCCTTAGGTCCCTGAAACTCCTCACCCAAGATCGCGTCCAGGGCTGTGAACTGTGATCCGTGGACCTGTCCCACGGGGAAAGGCACGGTTCCATGTGCGATTGCAGCAGCAGTCATAGCGTTCTCCTAACCGAGGTCCGCGAGCTTGCCGAAGTGGCGAGGGCTCTCGAACACGAGGTTGCCGAGCAGATACAAGAAGATGTGATCCGCCTGGTAGTTGTCGTTGAAAGTGACCCGGCTCTTGAAGAGACTCTTGCCTGAGCCCAACACCTTCAGCTTCATGCGGCTGGTGTTGAAGCTGTAGCCGCGAACGACCGAGCTCAGGCCCTGCTGGTCAGTGGTCGGGACTCCCGCGTCCCAGCCAATCGAAGTCCCGTCAAGCTCGACGAACTTCTCGAAGCCGAACTTCGCGACACCCGTAGCCTCTCCCCGCCGGAAGTTGAGCTGCTCCTTGTCGTCGAGCTTGTTGAGCAACAGCTCGTAGGAGGCCTTGGTCAACAGGATCAGATCCGTGTTGTCCTCGGGTCCCGCACCGTAGCAGGTCTCGATCACCAGCTTGCGGATGTACTCGTCACAGCTCCCCGCCCAGGTGTTGGCGTTATCCGCCGTGTGGACAATCACCGGGGTCCACATCTTGGAGTTGGTCGCTCCTGTGATCCCACTGACAGCCGTGGAGAGGCCCGCGTAGGTGTCGTTCTGGGTGATAGCCAAGACGTTCGAGTCTGTATGAGTAGAAGCACCCATGAAGCTCTCGACGCCGTGGAAGGTCTCCGCAGCGGCGTTCGCCGCGAGGTTCCCGTCCTTGAACCACTCACCTGAGAGCTGCCTGGCGGCTGCTCGTCGGATCGTCTCTTCCCGGTTGGCGAAGACCTTGATCATGGCCTCCTTACCGCCCTGCTCGAGCTTCTCACGCAAGGTGATCGCATCGGTCAGGTGGTAACCGCGCCAGGGGAGAGTTGCGTTCAGCAGAGTGTGGACCCTACCGAAGCTGATGGGCGAGTTGTCGGGGAAGCCCTTCAGCTCGTGATCCTTGTATCGGATCACCCATCGCATCTCCCCGCCCGAGTTGCCGTAGCTGATACGACCCTTCGACTGGAGCATTTTGAGAAGAATGTATCTGTCGACGGTCTGTTCCGAGACCATCTTCGACCATTGACTGATCGTTGTTCGGGCGACCCTTTCGGATACACCTACACCACTACCTGGCATTTCTTATGTCCTTTTCAAGAGATCGAGCGAACGCCAATAGGTCGTCGCCCGACTTTAAAGTTTGCTGTTTTTTGGTGCGGGACCTACGTCGGCCCCGCTTCCCTCGAGTGCTGGCCTGTCTAGCTTCCTGGGTACGCCGAATCTGAGCCTCTCTAAGCTCCAGATCCCGCTCCCTCTCGACTAAACCTGACAGCTTCTGTTCGCGGAGGACTCGGTCTACAGCGGTATCCAATACTCTTGATTGAACACTCCAGTCCTTTGATTTATGGCCTGGAATGCTCCGGATCTCTTTCAAGAGCCGCTGCTTCTGTTCCGGTGTCGTAATCACGTCTTCGTATTTAGAAAACAACTCTGAGGCCTTGTTGGTCTGGCGCTCCTTTACGATCTCACCTAAGGCTTCCTTGATATCACGTTGAACGAAGAACTTAATCTTGTTCTGATACGCCCTCTCGGGGTAGAGGATATTCAAGGATTCTTCTTGGGCGTGGATCTTCAGAGCCTCCTGAGCTTTGTTCTTGACTGACTTCGGAAGGCCTTCGTAGTCCTCCTTATCAGCTGCGGTGCCAAAGAGCTGAAGCCGAAAAGCAGTTTCTAGCTGCTCAGCTTCCTTCGCGAATTGAGGATCTACGGGCTGGGCCTGTGGAGCCTCCTGTTTAGGGACGTCTTTGTCTAATTGCAGCTGATTGATCAACTGCTGCTGTTGATAGAGCATTTGCCGCATTTGCTCTATCTCTGATACCACCTCCTCCTGTTGGGGGACCTCCTGCACTTCCTCCTGCGGGGGCTCTTCCTGTGGGGCCTCTTCTAAAGCGTCGGTCTGGTAGTCGGTATCGTCGAAGCTCTCGTCGTCAGCGTAGTCGTCTTCAGAATCGTCCTCCTCAGAGTCGACCTCCTCTTCCTCGCTGTCGTAGCTGTCTTCGTCTTCCTCTACCTCTCCTTCACTCTCAGAATCGTCCTCTTCTTCGTAAGAGCCTTCGTCCTCGTCCTCAGCTTCAGAGTCGTCGTCCTTATACTCCTCTTGAACCTGCTCGAGTATTGATTCGAAATCAATGGCGTCCTCAGCTTCCGCCGTCTCTGCCGTGTCTACTTCACTCATGCGTTACCCCCTCTTCCCTGAACCCCGTAGCCTCCGCACGTCTGTAGGCCTCTCGGACCATAGCTTCTGAGTCAACCTTCTTCTCGTCGGTGAAGCTCGACGCTATTTCACTGAAGGAGGGACCTAAGGTCCAACCCTCCCTCTTTCTTTGCTCGATTAGCCTCTTCTTCGCTGCAGGCCCGTCGAGGAAAGCCTGGGGATCGTTAGGGAACCTCGCTAGGTCCGCTCGATACTCGCTCCAGTTCTCGTCCTTCATGCCATGACGGAGCTTGATCGAGAAGGTCGTATGCCGGTGCCCGTTCTCGTCTGGGTAGCCGAAGCGTTCAGAGATCCAACTCATTGCTGTGGTGGACCTCCCTGGGGACCGCCCTGGCCCTGTGGGGCCTGCTGAGGGCCACCCTGGCCTCCCTGAGGGGGTGGAGGCGGGGGTGGCGTAAGAATCACCCTCTTGTCCTCTGGAATGTCGTAGGCCTCGTCTTTGATCTTCAGGATAGCGTTAGCCCCTTGGATATCGCCCACCTGCAGCATGGTCGGGAGCGTGGTCTGTACCAGGTTGTCAGCGTTCTGCTGCTCGGCTGCCTTGTCGAAACGGTTCCCCGCTCCAGACGCCACCTTGTATGTAGTCTCCCTCATAAGTTCCTCTGCGGTCAGACTAGCAGTGTCCTCCCACACTCTCTTAACCGTTACAGGCGCTATAGATATAGCATAGGGCAGTCCGGTCTGCTGATCTACTCCCATTTCCTCTATTGCTTCTTTGAGCTTCAAAAGCCTTATATCTGATTGAGCTCGGCCCTGCAAATCCTGCCAGAGCCCCATAGCCGCCTGGGCTACCTCTTCCGCCTTCTCGAAATACTCACTGGCGCTGGGGGATATGGACTGCAGGGTGAGAGGGTCTGGCTTCCCCGCCTCCTTGTCCGCTCTGATCTCTTTCTTCGTTCTGGGGTCCCTAACGGGGAGCTCGGTGTCCCCCGCCATCCTGACTGAGACGTGGAAGAGCCCTATGTCCGAGATCCTCACGTATTTCTCCACCTCTTCAGGCAGAAGCTCCAGGCGGATTATGATCGCTTCCTTCCTCCCGGCGTCGGTGGCGATCTCCTCCACCCGGTTCTGGAGGTCCGTGATCCTGGCTGCGCTGGCGTCCGTTCTCGCCCTGGTCGCGGTGGCTGAGCGGTCCTGACTGCCCTGCTGGCTAGCGCCGGTAAGATAGGGGGTCACGCCCGTGGTGGTCTCCATCTCCTGCACCAGGAACTGTCTCTCCACGGAGGTCTCCTGGCTCCCGTTGCCGAAGTTGGCGACCTGCACCGAGTCCTGCAACCGCCCTCCCTTCCTCACGTCTATGGATATGAAGTCCGCTGCGGTCCCCTTCCTCAGCATCTCCTGCACCTCCCGCTCCACCTTGGCGTCACAGAACACCACCATACGGTCCCTGTTCTTGCAGGAGGTGATCCTGAGGCTCGTGAGGAGGTCTATGGCCTTCTGCGCCGGGAGCACTTGGCCGAAGATCGAGTTAGGCCAGAGCTCGTCCACCGCCTCGACTGGATCGAACTTGCTTATCGGCCACTCCCGGTCGAGGTAGAGCGGAACGGGCCACGGCCCCTCGCTGAGAGGGAACTGGTGATCCACCACGATCTCCAAACGGCAGTAGTCCTTGCTGTCGTCGTACTTCTTGGCTTCGATCTCGTCGATACGAGCGCCCCTGAAGCCGTAGCCCATCTTCGAGAGCACGATCCAGCTCTCCAAGATGTCGTTGCTAGGGGGTATGTCGCTCTTCTTCTCCTTCTCCGCGTCGTTTATCTCGATCTCTCCGAGCTTCTCCTCCATCTTCGCTCGCTTGTCGAGGTCCTTAACGCGCCACTTCTCCTTCACCCGCCGCTTCACGCGCCAGTAGGGATCCTTATTCCGAATAGCGATCCACTCCGCGTGCTCTATGCCCGTCACGTCCGGGTCGATCAGCACGTCGTCGCTGGAGATATACCAGCTCGTCACGCACTTCCGGGTCTCGTCCCACCCGGTCTCTAGGAACCCTCTCCCTCTGAGGAGCCCGTCGTCGACTGTCTTCCTCAGCTCCCTCGAGAACTTCGTCTCCACCGCCGAGTAGTTGATGTAGCTCTCGAACACGCGGGCGAGGCCTATCATGACCCCGTCGTCGGTGCGGGCCTCTATGTTCCTGAAGGGCCTGGGGAGGTAGAGCCTGGGACCCAGCGCCGCCCGCATTTGGGCTACCTTGGGCACGCTCACCTGCACCGACCCGGACTCAAACCTCATGAAGCGGCTGGCTGTCTCTCCCTCGAAGAGAGAGCTGCTGTCCCTGAAGTAGTCCAGGACCTTCTGGGCTCTCTCCTCGTAGTCCGCTTTCGCCTTCTTCGCCGCCTTGATTCGCTCTGACCAGAACCCCGCTACGACCTTGGCC